ATTATTATAATTATATATCATATGGTCAAACAATTAAAAATATAAATAGTCGTCAATTTACTAATAAAATTAAATTACATAAAGATATATTAGCATTAAAACCTTATAAATCTTTATATGCAACTATTGAAGAAGAATCTGAAAATATGCATTGGATTGTAGGTTCATTGAGAAAAGCAGAAGAAAGTTATATTAAAGACTTAATTAGAAAGAATCATGAAGGAGACACATTTATAGGAATTGGTGAAAATTTAGCTAGATTTGAAGATTTTCCTGGAATATATTATAATTATTTTAATCCTGAAGTTGATGGTGATGAGATGAGATATAGGAAATATATTTCTAATACTAGTAAAGAAGTTAGACATAGATTATTAACTATAGAAATGGTAAATAATTTTGATGATGAAAAAACATATATACTTCACAGCACTGATGTTGCCTATTATATACCCGATATACTTGATTGCAAATATAATGAAAATATTAAATGTATCCAATACCACACTTTTAATGTATATAATACTACAAAATATGAAACTGAAAATAATATTTATTCTTTAAAAGTAGATAAAAATAATGTAGAATATAAACCAAATGGTAATGAATTTGCATATAAACATAAACATATTAAAATTCAAGGTTATACTATAGATATTAATTTTATAAATAAATTATTAAAAGAAAAAATGATATTATATAAAATAAATAAAAATTATAATTATACTATTGAATTCTTAAATATAATTAAAGTTTCTAAAGATATGATTTATACTAGTGTAAGAATAGAAAGAAAAGAAGGAACAGGTGTGGTTAAATTTGCAACAAGATATCATGACTATATTAATGAAGAATTTTTGCTTGAAAATGCAGGTTATATAGATGATATGAAGGAATTGGGTGAGTTTGAAATTAAAGAGAAATTAGAATCAGAACAATTCTGCTCTAAAAATTATGAAAAATTTATGAAATGGTTCGATGGTAATAATAATGTAGATGATAACAATTTATATACTTACAAAGAGACCGCAACATATAAAAATGGAATGTACTTCTTTAAAGATGAAATATTTATATTGAAAGTGTTTAGTCATAAAAATGAAAATAAAGTACTCGCAGATGAATTGAACAGAAATAAATTATTTTATAAGAAATATACTGTTGATATGAAAATTGGAAAGAAATTCATTAATAAAATAATAACTATGTATAGAGGATTAAATATACCAGAAGCGAATATTAAAAATTCAGTAAATTCAATTATTACTTTAGGACATGAAGAGTGGCATATGGAAATAGATTATGAATTAGCATTAGTATTAGCAATATTTTGTGCAAGATATGTAGCAAGAATGAATAAAACAATTAAAAAGGAAGTGGAAGATAATAAAGATTTATATAGTGATGTAAAATTTGAAGAAAAGAAAGGATTTTTTAGGAGAATGAAAGATATGTTCAGTAAATATGAAAGAGATGCTGAGGAAGGAATTGACTTAATTGGATCAGTAGTAAATTCAAGTGCTGTGAACGAAATTATTGAGTCTCAGAAAATACCATTTATTGATAATTTTTATAACTATTCAAAATTATTCTTAACAAATTGTGTTCTAAAAGCATATAAAATCAAAGCATCAATTAAAAATTTATTTTGTGATCTTACAGTTCAAGAAAAAGCAATTATAAATCATTCTGATGATATTTATACTTATGTTAAAAATAATACTGTATATAATAAATTTGGAACAATATTACAGACAGGAAAAGATTACTTTAATAAATATAAAGATAATTTAAAGAAAAGTAATTTAACACAAAATATAGATACTGTAAAAAGAGCATACTACTATTTATTTCAATCATCTCCAAAAATTGCATTAAATATTATATATATGTTTTTCGTATTCTTCCCAATATTAGCAAGCTTATTTACAATTGGAGAGTTTATCATACAAACATTTTCATTAAAAATAATAGAAGCATTAACAAACATGAGATTTTTCGATTCAGTGAATATAGGTGAGAGAATATTCTTAGGAGTTATTTTAATTATTTTAAGTTCTTTAAATTCACATTTTAATCAAACAAGATCCAAACATTATTTATTTTTAATTATTAATTTTTATTCAATTATTGTATTTAGAG